GCCGTTTGGCAGAACTATAACATCTGGTATTGATCTTGAACCATTGTTTTCATACCAACTTTCAATTATATTGTTATTTTGATCTATTAGTGAATAACCTGTATGTTGCATTTTCTTTCCTTACATTCCTAGCATTGGCATGTTGAAACCAGATATTTTTAGAGGTTCATATGTAATGATTATTAGACCTTGACCGCCTTTTCCACTTGTGTGCGTACCAGAGCCACCATTGCGAACGCCGCCAGTGCCACCACCATAACTTCCGCCAGAACCACTAGTAGTAGTTGCTCCCATAGCTCCAGCTGCACCTCCTGATCCACCACCGGAACCATATGCAGGAGATGCCTGTATTTCTGAACCGTTTCCTCCACTAGAAGATGTTGCTCCTCCGCTTCCATTGAACACTCCTGCGCTTCCAGTTCCACCAGTATTGTTATCACCTCTTCCCCCACTTGTAGCTTGACTAATTCCCGTGACATCAGTACCATTACCGCCTGCACCGTTTGGACCAGCTGCTCCACCTCCGCCAGAAGCAGAACCATCACTATTACAATTACCACCTCTTCCCCCATTAAATGAAGATGATCCGATACCAGATGAACCTACTCCTCCGGCGCCTCCATTATTTGTCGAACCAGAGCCACCGCCGCTTCCAGGACTACCGCCTTTAGCCAAAACTCCTTCAGAAGTAGATGTTGGTGCAGAATTATTAATGGAAAACCAAGTATCACCTCCACTGTTACCAGAAGCAGTAACAGTTGTTGTTCTAGCAGCTCCACCGTTTGAAATATTATAATAATCTGTCGCACCTCTAGTAGTAGGAACATTATTAGTTCTATTCCAAGCTCCTCCGCCTCCGCCAGATCCTCTTGATCCTGTAGCCATACCTACTCCTCCGCTGGCACCTCCACCTATTGCTTGAATATTATTGTTATTAGGATTAAAATCTGATGGCATAGTATATGCTGTATTACTATTTGTAGGTGATGTCAAAAACGTAGTAGTTGCAAATTCATAACTTATTAGTTCACCAAGATATGGCTGCCAATTTGGAGTTGGTAAATCCCATAATGATCTTTCTTGTTTCAGTGTTCCTAAAACTATTGCCCATATAAAAGCATCAAAATCCGCTCTATCATCAAACCAACCTGTCCAAATAACAACACCATCATTAGACTTGGCATCTATTCTGAATAGAGTTCTATTTTCATTACCAAACATATCTTTAGGTTGTGCTAAAGATGGAGTTCTCCATTCTTTATCAAAGACTGGCATAAGAAACTTGGCACGTGGAATATTACGATCAGGGAGAATAATCATTATTACTGTAAAGCCTTCCAAACATAGGTAGAAATACTATTTATTCTACGAACCATTAGCAAAAATCTTTGTGTATTAGTGGTGGCATATGTATCACCACCACCTCCTGAAGGAGCAGTAAATCCTGATAGAGTAATAGCGCCAGCAGTAGCACTATTTGTTACAAGAATATCAATGGCACAATCAGAACCTGGTGCTGCAATAGTATGAGCGCCACCATTTGTATAATATTGATAGTTGCCAGAACCAGCAGATAGTGTGGTAGTTCCTGATGAAATTGTTCCTAAGTTACCTGGAGTAACATTGAAACCTCCTGTAACGCTACCCGTACCTGTAAATGTTGGAGATGCAAAACTCTGACTTGCTAGAAATGAAGCAACCTTAGCGGCTGTGGCAGAACGATAATAATTATCACCAAATTTAGCCATAATATAGGTAATAGTTCCCGCAGAAATATCGTCTGTAGAGTTAAAATAGTTGTTATTGATAAAGCCACTTGCGTCTGCAACTACTATACGATTTCCTACACCATTTGTTTGTGATGGAGTAAACCCTCCTGCGGTAGTTGCATTGCCTGCTGTCAAACTGGCCGCTGTTCCTGTTAGACTTGTTCCTGCACCACTAAATGTTGTGGCGGCAACAGTTCCAGTAAATGTGTGAGTGCCACCAGGTGTTCCCAACTGCACTCTATAGGTATTGACGCCATCAGACCAACCACCGATTCTAAATATGTTATCTGTATCAAGTCCCATGTTAATAGCATAGGCAGATGGTCTATGGAAAGATATAACAGCAGCATTCGTAGCGTCACCTCTAGCTGATAAAGCTCCACCATCGTTTGCTACTGAGGTATTAGCTCCAGTTGTTGTTCTACCAATTATCAGACCGGTCATCGTACCACCTGCTAGTGGTAATCTTGCAGCAGTTGCCGCTGCCAATACGTTTACGTTAGCAGATAGTGTTTGTGTATTAGATACGAATGCCGCTGCCAATACGTTTACGTTAGCACTTAATGAGATATTGTTAGCATTAGCGGCAGCAAATGTTCCTGCCAATACGTTTACGTTAGCAGATAGTGTTTGTGTATTAGATACGAATGCCGCTGCCAATACGTTTACGTTTGCTGATTGTGAGATCGAATTAGCATTAGCAGTATTAAAATCTGTTGTTGTAAGATATCCACTAGGATTAGATGCCAAATAGAAAGAAGATGCCTGAATACCATCAACAGTATCAGCGTCAAGACCTGAACCAGCGCCATCATTACCAGCGTGCCATAATTTATTCCAAGCAGTAGTTCCTGAGTTCATAGTTGCTCTATAATACAATGCATTAGAATCAAAGAAACTACCTGCAAATTGCATAGAGAAATAGTTAGCATCATTACTATGCGTTGATGTTATTAAATGATACCAAGTTGCTGTGCTTTCTGGCCAACCAGTAGATATTTGAGCATTAGATGTTTGCCAAAATCCTGAATCAATTCTAGTATTAATTGTATCGTCGGTTCCTACGCCAAATCCAGAAGCAGACTGAATAACACGACCTGTTAGTGTGCCTCCTGCTAGTGGTAGATAATTTGCTAACTGTCCTGTTGTAGCATATCCTGATAATGCAGCCGCAAGAACGTTAACGTTTGCTGATAGAGAAACATTATTGGCGTTAGCAGAAGCAAATGTTGCTGCTAGTGTGTTAACGTTTGCAGATAGTGATTGACTATTAGATACAAAAGATGCTGCCAATACGTTTACGTTAGCAGATAGTGTTTGACTATTAGAAACAAAAGATGCTGCCAATGTTGCAATGTTAGCGCCTTGTGAAGCATCGTTAGCAACTACCGCTGCTGCTAATACGTTAACGTTTGCGCTTAAAGTGGCCGCATTGGCATTTGCCGCAGCAATAGCAGCAGAAACGTTTGTGCCACCCACCGTTAGATTTGGTAATGATATGTTGGCACCGCCGATAACATCTAACTTATAATTATTAACATTAGATGCGTTAGTACCAATTCCAACGTTACCATAGAATTGACCTAGCGTAATCTGCTGTGATGCGACGTTAATTTCTAATAGAGGAATACCTGAAACGTCATTAACAGAAAAGATAGTATTTGATAGATCATTTGTAATAGAAAACAGCTGGCCTGCATTGCCTTCAAAAGACAATGTACCATTTGATGTTGGATACACTCTAAGAATGATATCTGTGTTTGTATTAGAATCACCACCAGAAAAAACAATAGTAGGATCTCCAGTAGTTGATCCTGTGTTTGGTGTGATCACAATGTTCTTATAAGTATTAGCCATTTGTTCCTATCTCTTTTGATAGTATTTATACTCTGTATCTTCCACGTAATGCATTAAAGTTTTGTCTGACATCTATTTCCGATAATGCATATGTCCAAACTCTAACAACACCTATATCACCATTATAATAATATCCTGCCGTGTTATAACTTCCTATTCTTATACCACCAGAGTTTGTTCCTAAAGTTCCAGTCTGTGTGTCGGACGCTATAAGTTTACCATTTACATATAATCTTCTGGTGCCTGATGTAAACGTTCCTACTAGATGAAACCAATCATTTGTATCTACATATGATGCTGCTGGTGCAGTTAAATCATTAATTGCGGAAATATTTGTGTAATACTGTCTCCATATAAAATTCGCACCCCCTTGAAATAGAGAATATTGAGTGTTTACTGTGCCTTTTTCAAAGAAGAAACCGTTTTGTGTAGTGGCATTTGTTCTTGCCCATACACCAACAGATATGTTTTGACCATCTAACGTTGTATCGTCATTGAATGAAATAAAGTCGTCTGTAGTAAATGAAAGAAAACCTCCACGACTTCCTGAATATGTTGGACCATTTGTTAGTGTTCCAACACTTCTATTAATCATGTTGAAGCATGATGTGCCTGATCCGGGATAAGACCTTCTATTAGCAAAATCTACACTAAAGACAAGTCTACCAGATCCAGAAGGATTAGTAATACCAGAAACTTTAGGACCTCCATGAACACTCATAGTCCGAATCTTCCTCTTAGTGCATTGTAATTTTGTCTGACCTCTGCTGCTGATAATGCACGGTTATAAATTTTAACTTGAGCAATATTTCCATTAAAATAATATCCACCAGTGCCACCATACACGCCTATCCACATTCCGCCTGAATTTACAGGTATCGTTGCAGTAGTCGTTCCAGTGCCAGCCACACTTGAATTAATATAACATACTTGAGAACCCGTAACAAAGGTAAACACAACATTGAACCAACTTGTCGTGTTCATAAAACTTGCAGTTACCGGTGCAATGGTATCGATGACTCCAGAACCGTTATTAATCCTACATTTAATTTGAGTACCTTCTTGAAATAACGCATATTGGGCGTTTACAGTTCCTTTTTCGAACCAAAACCCGTTCTGAGTAGTTGCATTGGTTTTTACCCAAACACTGACTGTAAATGTTTGATTATCTAGTAAAGTGCTGTTAGTTGCTGATGCATACTGAGTTGAGCCATTAAATGCAAAACTTCCAGAAGAGAAAGTTGGGGAGTTGACAGTAGTCATGTTTAATTGATTACCACTTAAATCTGTCCATGTAGTTCCGCTACCAGGATAACTACGAGTGTTACCTGCGTCCCAGTAACCAACTAATCCATTTGTGACTATACTAGGAGAATGAGAAAGACCCATCAGATACCAAATCTCCCTCGTAATGCGTTGAAGTTTTGTTGGATTTCTGTTGCTAATAATGCACGGTTGTATAGTTGAACTGATCCTATTCTACCATTAAAATATCTTCCATTTGAAGTAGATTCACGACCTATATTAACAGATTCAAATGTCTGAGCCACGGTTGTAAAAGATTGTGTGGTACTACTTGTATTCACCCAATGAGTTGTAGAAGTAGCACCAACAGAAACTGCAACCATTGACCAAGAACCTTGAGGAATTGTTAGTCCTGTATCATACTCATAAGTAGCGGGTACACCATTCCAATGCCATCCTAATCTAGTCGGATTATTATATTGAAAGTTCATACCACATACATTGGCGCCACTTCTAGTGAAAAACAAACCAGCAGAAGGAGTTTGAGAAGCAGCATTAAAAATCCACATCAACATGGTACAAGTTGTTACAGAAGTCAGTGGTGTTGCTGCTAAAGTAAAGTATTGACTTGTGCCATTGAGTAAAAAATAACCATTTGTGTATGTTGGAGAACCAATGGAAGTAGCATTAAAACCATTACCACTCAAGTCTGTCCATGTAGTACCAGAACCCGGATAACTACGGGAATTAACAGCATCCAAACACAATACTAATCCATTAGTTATCATTCGTGGATTATAGCCTACCGCCATGTTAATACTCCACTACAAGTTTCTCAACGTCTTTACGCTCACCATATACAGTGTAGTAACAATAAGGTTGTGTATGATTTTCTGTGTCAATATGAATCTTCAAACCATCAATAGCAGCAACGTATAGATTTTGAGCATGACCTATTGCTGTTAGTTGAACTGTAATAGTGTTTAAGTCTACTAAACCTCCCCAGTAATCAGGCAACTCAATAACTTTAATACCATCAAGTCTACCACGAACATATACACCGTTTTCAGGACCTTCGAGCGATCCATAACGTAGTTTCATACCAGGCTTGGTTGGATGATCGATAACGAATGACTTGGTGTTAGCAGCAAATGAACCGTTTACGTGAAGTTTATATAATGGCGATGTTGTACCAATGCCAATATTACCACCTGACAGCAATGTCATTACAGTAGTATTTTGTGCAATAAAGTTGTTATTTGCTAATGTAATATCTAATCTTGTTCTAGAACCAACACCACTTGTACCAGCATTTTCATATCGTGACAAATCAAATGCTGCTGCTGCACCAAATGCTTGACCGCCAGTTCCCTGTCTGGTCAACATCATAACAGTTTTAGGATCATTTAATGTAGTTGTGCCAGTAGGTGCTTGGTGCACCACCATAAACGTGTTTGCATCATATGTATAACTGGCATCATCAGCAACTTTTGTTCCAACATGCAATCTGGTTTGAGGTGCAGATGTGCCAATACCAACTAAACCAGAACCATCGATACGCATACGCTCGGATCCATTAGAATACCAAACGTGTGAGTAAGCGCCAGAAACAATATAATCAAGCTGAGACGACGAAACACCGAAACCATATGTAATAGCGCCATCCCAGAACAGACGCAGCTTGGCATTTGTACCTGCTGCACTACTATATGTAGAACCAATACTGATTGAATCAGGAGTAGCCGTTGATGTTCCGCCAGTTTGTGCGCCAATTGATAATTTGTGACCTGGTGAAGTTGTTCCAATGCCAATATTACCAGCGGCAGTGATACGCATACGCTCTACTTCAGCATTCGTACCACCACTCTCTCTTGTCCAAAAAGACATAAATCCTGGATAAACTCCACTACCTCCAGTCCATGCACCATCTTTACCCATTTGTATAGCAGCACCGTGACGGGTAACAGAAGTTGTATCATATGCTCTAAAAATTATACTGGTATTAGAAGATGATGTGGAGTTTGCTGCGGTTATATAAAATAATCCAGCGCCTGATGTGGGATATGCGGATATATCAGAAATAGTATCTAGAACATAAGATGTAAGTGCTGCACTACCAATGGTAACGTTACCTGTTGGGAAGAATAGATTACCATTGAACGAAACACCAGATGTGTTCGCAAGACCCACTGAACCGGCAAGAGTATTAACATTTGCTGCCAATACGTTAACGTTAGCACTCAAAGAAATGTTATTAGCGTTAGCAGATGCAAATGTTGCTGCCAGTGTATTAACGTTTGCAGACAGTGTTTGTGTATTAGATACAAAAGATGCTGCCAATACGTTAACATTAGTGGATAGTGACACTGAGTTAGCATTGGCAGAAGCAAATGCAGACTGTGTTAGATAAGTTGCAGCAGCAAAGTTATTTGCTGCAAATCCAACATTGTTAGCATCAGTTTGTGATGCTATTATGGAATATACACCTGCTAACGTATTAGATGTAAACTGCCAAGAGTTCGCATTTTCATTCCATATAAATGCTGCATTAGAAGTTCTGGCACCACGATTTATCTCAAGACCAGCATTCTCTGTTGGTTGGACGTTGCCTGGAAGATCAGCATTTAGAGTGACAAGATTATCACCTATTAATAGCGTTTGTGTATTAACATACGTAGTTGCACCAGATACAGTCAGACTTCCTGTAACAGTTACGTCACCAGAGATTGTTCCACCAGTCTTTGGATATGCTGCACCAGCAAGAGTATTAACGTTTGCTGCCAGTGTGTTAACATTAGCACTTAATGTCTGACTATTAGAAACAAACGATGCCGCCAACGTTGCGATATTAGCACCCTGTGAAGCATCGTTAGCAACAACTGCCGCTGCCAATACTGCAACATTTGTTGACAATGATACAGCATTAGCGTTGGCAGAAGAAAATGTTCCTGCTAGTGTGTTAACATTAGCACTTAATGATTGGCTATTAGAAACAAAAGATGCTGCTAACGTATTAACATTGGTAACTAGCAACGAAATATTAGCATTAACTGATGGTAAAACTATTGAACTAAAATTCTGTGAGTCAACGGATTTACCGGCGATAGAAGTTGTTTCAATAGTATCAAATGCTGTAACAAGTGAAATCTGCCAATCATTTCTCCAAATAGCAGCACTACCACCAGCATGCCCTGCTTCAACTTCTGTAATATAAACTTTAGGATATGACCAAGTGGACGATGTTTCACCAATCCAAATACAATCAGTTGTAGCGTCGTAACCAAAACGAACATTTAGTTCTGGACCAGATTGTGTTTCTTGTGTAACAAAGGTGTTAAACCAACCACCTAAGTTATAATTATAACCACCAATTTGTAGAGTAGTTGATGTTGCACCAGAATAGTTATAAATCTTAATAGTGGTGCGGAGCATTGTGTTATTATTATTTGCCGCCGCCGGCAATCTAATTTTAATAGCACCTGTTGCTGTTGCGGAGTTATTAGAGAATGCGCCTCCACCAGGATTAATTATTCTAACAGATAAACCACCTCCGGAAGTAACATCATCATAAACACTCTGAGTTGTGGATACAGATCCTAGAACAGCAACATTACCAGAAACAGTTAAGTTACCTGCAATAGTACCTGTAGCGTTGGCTAAGAAGTATGATGATGATAGTCCATTAAGCAGGACAGCATTATTAGCAGTACCAGTAAATCTTGTCGCTACTGTGTTTGCGGTATACGCACCTGCCAAAATAGCAACATTAGCACTTAATGATTGACTATTAGAAACAAAAGATGCTGCCAATACTGCAATATTCGCACCTTGAGAAGCATCATTAGCGGAAGATGCTGCATTAGCACTTGAACCAACTAAATTGGCGTATGGATAATCCATACTACCACTGGACATTGGAGCCCCATTTACATAGATAGCAGAAGCGTTGACAATACCATTAACATCTAGTGTATATCCAGGATCGGCTCTATTAACACCCATTCTAATGCTACCGCCACCAATAGCATGAAAGAAGTTAACATTAGAAACTGTGGTTCCTGACTCTGCAAATAGTCTAAAATTATTTTGATAAGAGTCCATATTCCAGTTGGTATTGCTACCAGTGGCTTGTAATTTAATTTCTCCGCCTTCCTGTCCTCCAACTGGAGTAACATATATAACACCATTCGCATAAATAGATCCAGTCGTGGTTAATGCGCCAGCAAGTGTTACCGTGCCATTAGAAAGTTTAGTATTTGCCCAACCGTTAGCAGATGTAAGATCAGCACCAATGGTGACTCTATCGTTAACAGCATCACCTGTAACTGTAATATTCTGTCCTGGAAGAATTGTGAAAACATCGCCAGCAATGGCAGATACCAACAATGTGCCGTTAGCATTTACTGTGCCAAAGTTTCTTCCTGGCGCAATAAACTGTGCAACTTGTCCAACTAGATTTTTATAATAGATAACGCCGTCGGCAAAGTTGATTGCCAACTCACCGTTTGCTAGATTACCTGATGACGGAGAAGAACCAGGAGTAGATGATTTCTTTAATTGAATTACAGTGTTGGGCATTAGAAGTCGTCATTCTCGTTTTTGACTTCCACTTTCATAATAACTTTAGACGGTTCTAACGGTTTAACCTTTTCAACTACTGCGGAAGATTTTGTTTCTTTCTTATTTATAACCGCTTCCGCTATAGGTTTTTCAATTTTATATTTCTTTTCATACTCTTTGATCTGCTTAGTTAGTGTTTTGATCTCTTCTTTAAAACGCTCGTTCTCTTCCTTGAGATTATCACACTCAACATTTTTGCTTTTAAATTCGGTCTTTAGATCATTGAACTGATTACTTAAAGCATCCATATTAGATACTTTGTTTACCATGGCATGATACTGTTCTTCCCAACGCTTTGCATTGTTTAAAGAATCATTTAGATGATTTATGCTATTTTCACTATTTACTTTTTGTTCTCTTAAAGAGTTGATCTCCTTATTAAGAGAATCAATAACATGATCCTTTTGTTGTGAAAGATCACTAACAGTTTGGTCTTTTTCTTGAAGAAGATTGTTGATAACCTGGTCCTTTTCTTGGACCAGGTTATTTGAGATTTTGAGACTAGTTTTCAACTGCATAATCTCATTCACATTATTATGAAGAGTTTCTACTACAGTATCAACATAAGTGTTTATAAAAGTTGTTTGGTCACTCATTATATAAGTTCCTATCTGTTAGAACGAACCACCATCAAGCATTGCAAACGATGGAACACCAGTCGATGATGCCTGCAATACTTGTCCTTCTGTACCAGCGGATGTTACTTGTAATGCACCGCTACCACCACGACCAAATAGAACACCGTTTAGTGTAGCAGATACGATACCAGTACCACCGTATGCAACGTTAACTGTTGATCCATTCCAAGTACCTGCTGTGATTGTTCCGACACCAGTGATACCAGTATATGAACCAGATAGTCTAGTAGTTCCTAGTGTGCCAGATGTGATGAATCCTGCATCGGATGCTGCTGCAGCCAATACTGCTACGTTAGATGCTAATGAAATGTTGTTAGCATTTGCGGAAGCAAAAGTAGCGGCAAGAGTATTTACGTTTGCGGATAGTGACTGAGTATTAGATACAAACGCCGCTGCTAGTGTATTAACGTTTGCTGATAGTGACTGGCTGTTTGAAACAAATGCTGCGGCCAATACTGCAACGTTTGCTGACAATGATACGGCGTTAGCATTAGCAGTATTAAATGCAGACTGTGTTAGATATGTGGCTGCTGCATAGTTATTGGCAGCAGCACCAACGTTGTTAGCATCTGTTTGAGATGCGACGATAGAATATACACCAGCAAGTGTATTTGATGTAAACTGCCAAGAGTTTGCTGTTTCATTCCAGATAAATGCAGCATTGGATGTTCTAGCACCACGATTGACTTCAAGACCGGCATTCTCTGTTGGTTGAACGTTTCCAGGAAGATCAGCATTTAGTGTAACGATATTATCGCCAACTAGTAGTGTTTGAGTATTTACATATGTTGTGGTTCCTGATACTGTTAGACTACCAGTAACAGTTACGTCACCAGAAATCGTGCCACCAGTCTTAGGATATGCGGCACCAGCAAGAGTATTAACGTTTGCTGCTAGTGCGGCAACGTTTGTTGATAGAGATGCTGCATTACTGTTAGCAGCGGCATAAGCAACGTTGAGAACGTTGAATGCACCGGTTCCAATTGTTACACCTGAGTTTGCCTGAGTGTATGCAGCATTAGTAACTGCCCAATTAGAGTTTAGTGAACTAAGTGTAGTGTTACCTTGTGTATATGCTGCATTGGTAACGGCCCAATTAGAGTTTAGTGAACTAAGTGTGGTGTTACCTTGTCCAAAAGCGGCATTTGCAGTATTGAATGCTCCAGTACCAATAGCAGTAGCACCACCACCTGTATTAGCGGTAGTTGCTGCATATAGAGCAAGATTTGTCCAGTAACCACCACCAATCTCAATAACACCAGTACCAGTTGGATTACCAAGAAATAGTTTTTCTGAATTATAGGAATAAGCAAGTTCTGCTGCTGATAGAGAACCATCTACTGGCTTAGCAGTAGTAGATGATCTTTTAATTTGAATGATTGTATTAGCCATTTTAGAAAGTTCCTCCGTTTATGATAGGCAATTCTTTGACAACATATTTTCCACTTGCCTCATCATAAACTAACACTTCGTTATTATCAGCGTCGGAGGCATCGATATCTTGTAGTTTTGACAAAGTATTGATGCTTGGACCAACTTGATTAACAGACTTAACCTGTTGTCTTTGGTTAGTATTTATTAAAACACGATTACTTGATTTACTGAATACTGTTATTTTGTTTCCCATTGGACTCTCATCTAGTTATTCCTGGTGTAACAATCACAATTCCTTCAACCAATCTAGTGTAAATATCCGAATTACGTGTGCGAACGTCAAAAAGATATGTTCCGGGTCTGAGATTAGATGTGTTTGCAGCAGTCATACTTAAAGTAATTTCTCCATTTGCTGCATCTGTTATAGTGCATACAAGATTTGCTGCGGCATTCTGAGATAGCAAAGATTTTCTTAAAGAACTAGTTACGACATATCCTTGAACATTTTGATACAAGTCTGTTACATCATCCTGTAAAACAATAGATGTTGTAAAATCTGTTCCTTGATCTATATAAAGTTCAACGTAATCTGTCATTTGTTAACTTTCGGTTGGTGTTAGTGATGGTAACTGTATCTCTATCCAATCCATGCTATTTTCATCCCAAGTAAAATATTTTCCAAGAACATTTGGATATGGTTTCGGTGCTGTCCATTCACCAGTAGTTTCGTTTAGTGTCCATGTATTAGCATATGGAAATGATTCTCTCATAGTCTGAATCTTGTTTGCTTTTTCAACAGTAGACATAGGTCTTATGACATGAAAATCTTGATAGACACCATCTATTTTTCTATATTCAGTTCCTTCGTATATCTCAAAAGGTCCTGCTGCAGGAGTTGCGTTTCTGGTAAACTTTTCAAATCCTTCTGGAGGATTTTCTGAATCCAAATAAGGATATATCATTCTTAGATTTGATTCAGTAATAGGATGCTCGTATGGTGCTCCATCTCTTACTTGAATGTATAGTCTCTCTGTCATATTAACTCCAACTTATCGTTACAGAGCCATTGGCTCCTGCTGATCCATTAGCACCACTACCAGTGATACCAAATTTACCATCGCCACCCGCACCACCTTGTCCGACAACTACTGTATAACTACTTCCCCACACAACATATCCTGCTGTTGATGCAAATGTCCAGGACTTAGTTTGCCTATTACCTATACCACCAGCGAGTCCAGAACAATAACGAGTGGCTTCGATTAATGCACCTAAACCGCCGGCACCCCCAGATCCACCGCCAGCGCCTTGATCAACACCACCAGATCCTGTGCCATTAGTGCCGATTAAACCACTATAACAACTACCATTACCTCCACCACCACCGCCGGCGATTACTGATGTTGCTGATCCAAAAGATGAACTACCACCAACAATTCCTGGATCTCCGTTGATTGGAATTAATACTGCTATGGCACCGCCACCAGCACCACCACCTCCAGCACCTCTTACATCAACGCTTAATGTTTGATAAGCAGGACATAAAAATGTGTATGTTCCTGGTGTGTTGTATGTTGCTGATCCTGCAGCTGGCTTGTTTCTAAAATTTGATACGGAGATTGCACCAGATTGCACACCAGCCAAATATCTCACTAGAGATTCATTTAGTGATGTTTGTGCTGTTGAACTACCTTTTACAAGTGATGCAATAGTAGAAAATGAAACTGGTCCGCTACCAGCAATAGGCATAGATTAGACCTTTCTCTCCAGTTCCTCAACTCTATCTGAGAGTTGCTTTATGCATTCAATCAAAATAGGAACAACTTTAGAATAGTCAATTGTCTTAACTTTTTGTTCTTCGCTTAGACCTTCTACACCACCATCTACAGAAACAACTAGTTCTGGTAATACTTGTTCAACTTCTTGTGCAATTAGACCATATGAATGTTTACCAGTTTCAATCCAATCAAACGTAACGCCTCTGAGTTGCTTGACTAGTGATAATGGTTCTGAAATTGTTACAATGTTTTCTTTGAGTCTAGCATCGGAGAATGCTGTGATATCACCAGTAGCAGTAATTGATCCTGCAACTGTTAGTGAACCGTTTAAGGTTCCTGCTGTGTTTTGAAATGATGTGTTTGCTCTACTAAGCGATGCTACGGCAAAGTTATTAGCACTAATTGCAGTATAATTAGCATAGTTATTAGCATTGGATGCTGTTGTATTTGCCCATGAATTTGCGATAGCAGTAACTACTGTAATTGCATAAGCGTTTGCAGATACAGCAGTATAGTTAGCATAGTTATTAGCACTAGATCCAACACTGTTGGCCCATGAATTTGCTCTTACTGCGGCTACGTTTGCATAGTTATTAGCATATGCTGTAACTGTTGTTGCAAAACTATTACCGCTTGTTCCAACAGTGTTAGCCCATGAGTTTGATCTGGCAGCAGCCGTATTTGAATAATTGAATGAATTTATGTTTGTTCCGCTATTAGACGAGGCACCAACACGTTCGGCATAAGCATTTGCTGAAGCACCAACTAATTCTGCATATGAATTGCTATAAGATGCAATCGTTAGCGTTCTAGAATTAGCAGAAGTTCCGACTGTATTTGCCCAAGTATTGGAATATCCTGTCAATAAATTGGTAAAGTTATTTGATCTGGTCGAAACAGTATTGGTCCAAGCATTTGCTCCAACAGAAACATCATATGCTAATAGATTCGCTGTGTTTGCCTTGTTAAATATGACATAAGAACTTTCGGTCACTCCATATGCATATGTGTTTGCTTGATCTAACGCAACAATAATCTGATTTGTTCTCACTCGCCAAGTATCAAATGTGTCTGTTAGTGCGACGTTTGCTAAGGGCATTACTTTACCAATCCTTTAAGTAATTCTTTGATTTCTGTCATATCGGTTTTTAATTGATCAATGTCATCCTTCATTGTATTTAGTTGAATGCTCTTTGCTTTCCTTAGTTTGTAGGCATTCAATGAGTTGTTGTCTTTACACACCACTGCACCGGATGGAGTCTTATAGAATCCATCCACATCTGTTTTTGTTTCTTTATCGGGAACAGGACTTTTTACAGTCTTGTTCCCGTTTATGTAAAGATAATCTAATACGTCCATGTTATTACTTCTGCAATGCTATGACACGAAGATCGGCCACTCTTGGGAAAATAGCACTTGAATCAGACTTTAGACCAATCTTGATCTGATACTGTTTGAATCCTTGGAATAGTGTATTGGCACTATTTGTATATTCTACAATAGGAGAATCCTGATCATTTCTACCAGTCATATATGAATCTGGGAACTTGAACTGGAACTCACGCCAATCTTTTCTATTGGTCAAGGATGAATAAGACTTAGTATCAAATGCTTCCATTTCAATCCAATCTCTACCTCTAATAGACTCAAAGTCTTCTCCATGTGATATTCTAGTATAAACAATAAAGTCGGCATTTGATGTAGGTGGTCTATATGCTGTTAGAATGATTCGTAAATCTTCAGCATCTTGACCATCTGCCAGTGTTATGATCTGAGAGATATACTTATTCTTCAATCCACCACCAGAAGAAGCAATTTCACCGGCAGTATTGGAATTGATTAGATTTTGAATATACACAGTATAAGTTCTATCAATGTTAACAACTGGTGATACATAGTCACTTGTTGTCGTCATGTTGATCTTAACACGATTTGATTGTCTTCCAGCAAAAGTAGATATCTCTCTTGATCTAGAAAGAATTGCTTTTTCTTGATCAAAGTCTACTGGTGAACTAATTGCAATTGGCAAATAGTCGGTACCTTCGATCTCATTGTTACCTGTGGTTAACATCGAGAACTGACAATCGGTTGGAATAAAGTCTAAGTAACTTGGCTCAAATTGAACAGATGAATACACAAACTTAGAAATGGCTGTAACATTTACAGTATTATCAGATAACTGTCCAAATAGAACGTCATTTGCTCTAAACAAACCATTTGATTCTGTAATTGTAAGAATTATACTATTACTATGTAATGTGCTTGTAGCATTTGATTTTGGATGTGCCTTATAAATTGTTCCTTCTGCTGTGTTCTTGGAAGCAATAGTGCTTGTTACACCCTTAGAAGTCATATTAGCAAAATAAACAGACAATGATTCGCCGACTTTATAGTGACCGCCTGTCATCTTGTAACGTGAACCATCAATGCTACGAACTACGGAATTTGCACCAGAGTTCTGACCAATGATGAAATTACCTACCGAAATAGTACCTCCAACTGGAGTTGTGAGATTTAGTTCATCGTCGCTAAGTAATCTCTCACCAAACCATGCGCTGTTTGCTCCTGTTGCTGGTGTCAATGGAAGAGCAACATACTCTCTGCTCTGGTTACCTATAACAGCTTCACCTGTTCTTGATGTGAACTTTGCTCTATAAAAATTGATTTTCAAATCAACTCTATCGACAATATTCCAATCTGTGTTATTGTTTGTAGTGTATAATGTGCCTGTCAAAGGACGATCATTAACAGGTCTCTTAGTTAGAATGTCCTCTTGACCGAGAACAGAAACATACATATAATAATTTGGATTAATTCCAACAGTGTGAATGATGAAAGCATACTCTTGATTGTTTAGCAAGAATATAGGTGCTTTGAATTTTACATTTGTTGCAACTGATCCATTACCAGATGTGTTAACCTGACTTGATTCTAACCAAACTTCAGAATCTGGAACTTGTGTTTTAGTGATATTACCAGCAGCGTCCATTGCACGAACTTCAAACCATACTCCAAGATTTGGATCTTTTTCCGAGAAGAATACATCAACGCTCGTTAAGAATGTTCCTTCTTCTCCTGAAGGTGTATTCAACTTAAATGAATAAGCCATACAACTAATTCTATCTACATATTTACCTGTGACAGTTGTGGGTCCAGGAACAGTATTTTGTGACACAGATGTTGATGTGACAGAATATGTATTTGTTGTATTTGAAACAACTACAGGATCAACTTGAACACCTGTTTTTGTTTCTGTTACTACATGAGATGTAGAAATAATAGTTTCTTGAACAGTCTGAGTAATACCCTGAGCATTAAAGAATGTTACGGCAGAAGATGTTGCATCAGGTTCATCTGTAGGACTATCTGTTACTGTAACTTCTTTTGAACCTGTTCTGAATGATTTACTAGAGTCAGATGGAATTCTCAAGAAACCATAAACTCTACCATTTTCGTCAGAATACAGTTTGTCACCTTCTGCACCAGTTTTAACATAATTTGCAGAGTTGATTACTGTATTTGAACCATTGTCTGGTGCTCCCATGACAACCACATCAGCAAGTCTTGCTGGTGTAACATAATCATTCATGAGTTGTCCATCAAAATAAACATAATGTCTAGTTGATGCCTTAACACCTCTTGCTTCAAATGCAATTGTTTGCGGACGAATATCTGCAATAGGAGCAACAGCAACAACCTTATCTCCAATACTTTGTGTTTCGGTTTGCAAACTCTGGAACGTCTCTGTAAATGTTCTTGACGCCTGAGTTGATGTCGAAGTAACAGTCTGATAAGTATTAGTTGTTGTCGTTGTGGCAGTAATAGAAATAGAACTGCCTGTAATCTGAAGTGTTAGTGTATCTCTTGGACTAATCCATACTGACGGTAATGGTGGTATCTGAGATGCACCATAAGTAATTAAGTCATTAAGTTCGCCTAGTGTTTTTGGTAAAGTTCTGATAGGAATCTGCGGCGCCGGCGGCGGAGCAATCGCTGTAAGAAAATTATTAATTCCATAAATCAATCTAGTGAAAAAGTTAGGATCAACAGTAATAGGTGTTGATGCTCCATAAGTAGAAATCAACGATGGTAGAGCAGTTTTAATTTCCATACCTGTATATGTTACTGTATTAGTTCCACCACTTGATGCTGGTCCAGCAACAGATGATGTTGATGATGTTGATGAAATCAATACAGGATCGGTTGTTGTGATACCAGTAACTGTTGTTTGATAAGCACCATACACCATTGAATATGGAGTAACGTCAGCATCGGTGGCGCCGAAACTAAATGTCTGACTTGCCAGTCTGTTAGTATTCACCCAATAGTCACTATCTGGATTTAAATATAGTTTACCGATGAAACGATAAACGGTCGTTTCAACATTACGAGTTGTTGTTGCATATGGCTGCGATACAGACAAAGTTTCGACATATGGAAGCATCAATAGATTACTTACTCTAACAATATTTGTGTTAGAATATAGTTCATATCCTATTGCTTGCGTATCATAAATTGGTCTAATTGAACCTTCTTTTGGATCATAACAAATGTGATGGTCAGGATTGCTTGTATCGGATGTGACAAAACTAGTGAATGAATCTACGAAGATACCATTTTTAAATCTATCCAGTCCGTTCTCATCAAGAATCTTAAGATCCATTGCAGACTTTTCAAGCAATGAAAGACTTACATAGTTTTCAATGTTGTCCACTCTTTGTTTCAATACACCAATGTCTTTCATAGTAAATCTAACTTGTGCTGTTCTGGCAGATCCGCAAGCCATATCGCCTCTACCAATTGCTTTGGCGAAAGCTGGTGATAGTGAAGGATATGGATTAATTGTTAGTTTTGCAACTGACATTAAATGTGGCGGACATGCAGGTGTTATAGGATTTACATTAGGAACACCCTGAATGATCATAAATTGACCATACTTATTCAAAGTTACAATGTCTTTTCTTGCCAAGTAATAAGAGAAATCGTAACGAATTGTTTCTGAATCTGCAGGAAGTCTTAGGCCTGCAGATTCATATTGTAATGTAGTTGGAACAGCAGGATTTGTTGTTGCTCCTGCTGGTGTTGTAGAATCTGCTGCTGTGTTAGTATAAACTGGTCTAAAGTCCAAAAAGTTCTTTAGATCATATGTGACACCTGTTGTATCGGACTTGTAGATTGGAATTCCAATAGTTGTAATTTCAGTTGCAGAAGGATTCTGATCATTAACTGGATAAGAGTCAACAGAAAAATATCCGACGCCTAGTGTATAATCTGGTTGGAAATAATCAAGACATACTAATAGTCTATCATTTGATGTTAGATATCCAGCTGGTGCGATCAATTGTGCGTGAGTATAGCAATCGTCTCGCTGGCCATTATTAAAAGCAAAATACTTGGTAACATCGGTTCCCTGGGTCGCACTCGAAAATGTTGCGCTAGTATCTTTTCTAACTGACTTAACTCTATAAACATCTGAGAAACCTAGATCATAAGGACCGTTTGTTCCGTTTACAGAACTTGCACAGTTGATAACAACATAACGATCAACCTTAAGAACTTTTCTAACTTCACGAGCCAAGTTTCTTGACATTGTATATGAGACTGTTGCACTCTTAGTTGCTCCCAAAGTCTCATTAAGATCAAACGTCATACTCGTGTCGGTCGTTGTGACCGATCTAGTTCCAGAAACACCTTTACTAGTCAGATCAATCATATCACCAGCAAGATAAACTTTTGTCAAAGTATTGCTGGCAATGGTTGCTGGTAAATTTGTTGTAGTAGTTAGATATGTGTTATTAGATACAGATTCAATAATATATGTAGAACTACTTCCTGACAATGTAATTCTATCACCAGGATTCAAATTGTTAAATGATGTTCCTGATCCTATTAGCGTCTTTGTGCCGCTTCCCCCGATAGCAGTACCAGTCAATGAAATAGATGCAGCATCATTAAGTGTTAGAAATATATCTTTAAGATCAGTATCTCCTAATGTACCTGATCCATATGGAAATGTTTCATTTGCAATTGTTGAAGATAGTGTAAATGTTCCTGAACTTGTTACTGAAACATCTGATGTCTTTTTAAATAAGAATGATGTGTCAATGTTTCCATCTGGACTTCTAATTGTCTTTGTGTGATTAGATCCTGTGTAATACAACATAGGAGTATATGTGTCAACAATGTAAGCATTGTTTGAACTATTTAAAATAACGTCACCACCAATGTCTGCTGTAGTGCTGTTATTATAATACACACTCTTGACACTAGAGAATGCATTTGTGCCAAGCATATTGATGTCAAAGAGATGAACTTTCAATACTCCATTTGGACTACCTAGATAACTATAAACTGTCCCTGCAGGAGGTGTGCTAGATGATATTGATTTAACTCTAGCAGTACCGATTTTCTTACCTGTCTGACTTGCTGCTGATCCACCGCCGGTTGAAATTCTTTTCTGTGGCGTGTCATATAGATCAATAAGTTGACCAGAATTGAGATTCCAGGAACCAACGGCTTCATTGATCTGAATATAGTTTCCTAATTTCGATGTTGATGTTTGATTATTAACATTTGAATATGTGGTTGCTTTTGGTAATGTTAGGAACTCAGTTTTTATCTTATTAACTTCATATCCATGAACATATGCTTTACCCTGTTCGACCTGAACAGAAAGTAGATTAAAGTTACCGCCTTTAGAACTTGTTAAATATCCACCGTTTCCTTGATCTAGATGTTCTTCAATAACTGTGTTAAAGCCTTTTACATAGTAGTCGCCTGATTCATCATAGGTTCTTCTGGCAAGTTCATTCTTAATAACGTTGTATTGTGGTCTCTCGTTAATCTCACTGACAATACCATTGTCAATAGTAAATAGATTAACATAGTCCGGGAACCCAGCATTACTATTTAAATCTAGTCTTGTTAGGATTGGTGTAATCTTAAATCTATCTGCACCTGGTGCTGCATAGTTAGATGACTCTAGAGCAGGGTCTAGAAGTGAACTATCCTTATCAGATGTAACAATCTCTTCGTTTAGAACAAATCCGACTTTACAGGTTGGGTTAATACCATATCTATCTACAACTACAGTTTGTGTATCGTGATGAATGAAGTGCTGTTTGCAGAAACGAACACCCTCTGCTACGGTAAACACAGATCCATATCCTACAGGAATTGTGTTACCAACAATAATTGTTCCTACATTTGATATAAGTGGTTCATTTGCTGTGAACACTGTTTCATCTGTATTAGCATTACCAGCAGTATATGTTACATATAATGTTTTAGGTTTATCTGTACCTTCTGTTCCGTCTAGAACTAGATTAACGTAAGCCTTAACACCAGTAGTCTGACCTGTAATAGTTTGACCTAGAAAACTATTAATGTCTACATCTTCACCAAATGCGTCTTTATCATTGATCTTAACATAGTTTGCTCTGGTGTCAAGTGTAAACTTTCCACCAAGAACCATGCTTCCTTCCATGAACATATGCTGTCCAAATTTCTGGATCTGGTCTTGAAGTATTGACTGAATCTGTGTTAGTTCTCGTGACTGAACGGCAAATCCTGGCTTGAACAAAATCTTATAATAGTTGTTCTTATGATCAAAGTCATCATAATAAGGATTTACATTGAAGTTGGTAGTAACAGAACTTACGTTGGAGTAGAAAAACTCATCGTTAGCATATACTAGGTCGTCAGCCATTTAAATTTGTCCTTTTAGAATTTCAGAATTATTTTGAAGTCCTCAACTTGATCGGAGGATCTTTCTATTGGAATTATGTTATCAATATATAGTAAATTTCCAGTATAGCGTCTCATACCGGGATAAGTTATTGATCCTAAGAATCTAGATGCGGTGCTGGTGATACCATTAACTAGTTCTGATGATGGAACACCTTTTGTATTTGATACTTTAAGTTGATTGTTAGCAGAATCCCATTCAACAACGGTAGCACTAAATGTTGCTGCTGCTAATGATGTACCTTGATATACAATTTCATCTTCAATATATTCAGCAGATGTTCCATTTAATGTGAGTGTCATTAGTTGGTCTACTGCTGTATTAGACATTACTTTTGTGCCATCGTATGTGTAAGGGTCTTCAATTAAGGCAACCTGTCTGTAATCGTTTTCTACTGTCAATACTCCATTTTCTGATGTTTTAATTCGTGTATTGATCAGAAGATTAGAACCACCAAGTTCAACTAATGGATCTGAACCATGTCCTCCACGTGGACTTATAATAGGCTTTGCGATTGCTCCGCTACCGGTAGCAGAAGATAAAGTGACATTTGCATAAGTATAGTTTATACCACGATTTGTCATGATGATAGAGGACACCGTATTTGATACTGTGTTTCTTACAGCAATTGCAGTTGCTTCTTGACCATCACCAACAATAGATACGGTTATATCATTTGCAGTATAACCACTTCCGAAGTTTGTTAAGACTATACTATGAATGCCACCTTGAATAGCACTATTTTGAACCTGCCACTGCAACGAACCGTCATTTACAGTAAGTGACTTTACAGGAATATAATCAGATGTTACGAATCTCAATTGTTCTTCGGCAGACACGGTATACATGTATTTCCAAATATAACCATCTTCGGATTGAACATCTGTTATGGTTGAGATAGATGTTGGTTTAGATGTAGAGTTTGCCCCATAATTATTGGCAATACATTTATAAACGTTCCAATCATCTGTTACAACATAGAACTTTGAAGTATCAGATTTTAAAATTTTAGAGTCTGCTTTGTCATCATAAGCAGCATATACAGTATTTGCTGTCCAATCAAATCTAGGAATAACGTGTCTAATGTCATTACCAGAAACCTTTTTAGCACCTATCATATTGTCCCAGACTTCATAAAAGGTGTTAATGCTTGTGTTGGCCTGAGGAGGAACTGCATCGTCTGGCCATGCTGTTGTTCGTCCAAAAGTCAAATAAACATTAGAAGGTATCGGTTCATTGACCGACTCCTTAAACTGTTTTGCACTATAAACTTGAAGATATTTTGAATGTACCGATGACAAAAATATATTCCTTCTATTTTTTAATATTTATGTAACGTGACATATGCGTGTCCAGTATTGTTAGGTAGAAGATTTGATAGATTACTGCTAACATTGATATCAGTATGCTTGATACTATATTCATTTGTATTGGCAACATTAGTTATAGTATATACGCCATTACTAATCTTAGACACATTACCTGTATCAATAAGAATACCTACAGAATTTCCTAACAATAATCCATGGTTCTGTCTAAACAATGAGACGTTTGCATATCCTCTATAGACAACAACTGTTCCATTCGAGTTCAATACATTAGATGTGTCCATATACATTGTATTAGCATCAATGACAGAAATACTATAAACACCGTTTGAAATATTTGTAGTATCACCACTGGTAAACCACATTCTAACATTATCATTGTTTGTGAAACCATGTGATTGAATCGTCAATATTACGTTAGATGTTTTAACATATGCACTACCATTCTGAGTAATAGGATAAGTTGTGACAACATTAAATGTGTTCTGGGTTACACCTACTGCGGAATATATGGAGTTGACAGCATTTCCTGTGTCACCACTGTAAAATGTTACATATATCAATTCATTGTTGCTAAGACCGTGATTAGTTTTCGTTAGACTTACAATGTTCAAATGGACATTTGCTGATCCGCTATACGATGTTGCATTGCCAATGTCTCCATGAACAACTCTAAGTAATGTTGAGTTAGAAAACAAAACTTGATATCTGGTATTAACAAGAGTTGTGTCGCTTGACAAAAATTTCAAATACACATTGTCATTGGTAATGAGACCTGTGCTATTTGCTAACACTGTTATTACAGGAACTGAAATAGAGACATTTCCATTTGCCTGATAAGGCTTCTTAATAACATCAACAGTTTGTCCTGATAGTCCACCTGTTACAGCAGGATATATTACGATTGTTGATGAATTGGCTTCGGTGTAAACGACTTCGGCTAATGTGCTATTAACATTAACATAGTCACCAACAACAATAGAAATATCAGAATTTTGTGTCCATTGTGACAGTATAATATAGTTGTTAGTTGCTCCTGAACCCGAGGCCGCAGTTAGATTGGAAGTAACAGCGTTTGATGAAACAAAAGTTAGATTTCCATTAACAACAGGAACAACAAAGTAACTGGCGTTTGCCGATCTGATTGTATATAAACCATTAGTAATATTAGCATATGCTGCTGTATGGAATTTCAAATACACATTATCATTTCTAGATAAGTTGTGGTTAGGAGAATATACAATAATACTTGAATTTTGAGTAGAGTATGATGATGCAATATCCGACCTTACATTGTAAGATGCTTCAATAACTTTAGGAGCATATTCGGTTGTAAAGGTATTGACGTTATATGTTCCTGTTAGCGTAACATCATCTAAGATGACTCTATAGTTTGTTAGTAACAATTTATTATTAGGAATCGTAGATGTAGCATTAGATGCGATGTCAATATCATTGAAATCGGTTAGTAGATAATCACCAAACATCTTTGTGCCAGCAGGATGAACAAGATCCCTAATAGCCTTCGAATACTTTCTGGTTGATTCATCTATCTTAATAACGTAAGAGAAGTTTTGATAATAATCTCTGTCTTGCAAGAAGTTAAATGAACTAATAAATCCATCATCGTTTAGGAATCTTCCTGGGAAAGTATATGCACCACTAACGATAGACAATGATGCTTGTGCGCCGCTACCAGATGCAACAGAGTCAAAATCTAAAGTTGGTTCGGTTGTATATCCTACACCACCAGAAAGAAGTCTTAGACTTAAAATTTTACCGAACGTTGCTGCTGAAGCAACTAATGTTTCACCATCACCAATTATGGATCTAGCAACAATGTTAGCACCATTTCCTGTAGATGTTGAAACTGTTATTGCAGGCAGTGTTGATTGTTCATATCCGGATCCACCGATCATGTGTCCTGGCATTTGTCTAAACTTAACTTCTGTGATCATACCATTAGCTGCCACGGCACTGACATTGGCTTTTGCACCGACACCATAACTGCCATAAGGATTAGTGAAAACTAGTTCATCGCCCACTACATAATTAAGACCACCGTCAACAATTTCCATTCTACCTAGAATACCTAGAGAACGAATCACTGTATTTGCTTCCACGTCTATTGATGGACTTGAACTATAACCATCGCCTGTGGTTAGAACAAGGCATGTGGTAACAGGTCCACAATTCGCAAATGTCCAGAATGACATTGAGTTCTGAACCCAATGATTAAGAGGATTGACAATACTACTATTGAGATTGGTATATCTAACGTTATTAATCGCTGTATTTGATTCCAGGCTTATTGTAGATGACACCAAATTATAACTATTAGGATGATACTTTTCAGACAAATCTACGGAGAATACATTACCAGTAGCACCAACTCCGCCGCCGCCAGATATGATCAGATCGTCATCAACTCTAAATCCAGCACCACCTAAACTTACACCAATTGATGATAAAGAACCTTTTGTTGTAGATGATACAATAACCTGAGCACCATTGCCACCACCACCAACAACAGGAATTGTTGTTCCCTCAACATATCCAGTGCCTCCATTTGCTAGACTAATAGCAACTACAGCGCCGGAGAATAGATTTGCGGATAGATACTTAGTTCCTGTCTCCTCTTCAAATAGAGAATATATGGTTTCACCATTGATAAATGATCTATACTCATTTGACAGTTTTAGTTCTGTTACAAGTTGTCCCTTGTCATAATAGACATCAATAGTTTCAACAATCGCCGTAGCACCAGACTGTAGTCCTGTAATTCTCTTATTAATAAAATTGTTATAGGCAATTGTGTTTGATGTATTGTTTACTTGAAGGTCACCTATTCTGACAGACTTTTCGATAAACCACTTACCATCAGAAGCACGTAGAACATCTCTCTTTGGATAATAAAATTCAACTTCTTTGTTAAATAGAATGCGAAGAAGAAATCGCACAGACTTTTCCGTGCCACGTGAACGATAAAAGTCTTTAACATGCTTTAGTATTAATTTCTTATCAGCAAGAATATTTTCTGGAAGTAACTTAATAAAGTTGTCGTATAACTTTTGTAAAAACTCGTCTTCAGCAAGATCAACATTCTTGTATTGATTAAAGTTCTTGGCGACGTTGCCTACTTGATTATTCTGTTCCAGAAATTTATAATAGTCTTCTAGAAAGGTAACAAAGGTCTCATGGTCGTCCTTAACGAACTGCGGTACTTGCGACGATATAAGGTGTGAGGTTTTGTTATTTGATACTGCCATTATGATTCAGCAACTACTTCTATTTGAATACTTTGAAAATTGTTTTCGTCAATTGCAAGTATTCTATTTCTTAGTGGATAGATAATATCGCCATTAGGAACAACATTTATAGATACCACGTTTGTATCATAGAAATCATTACTGCTAACTGCTAGAGGTATTAGCGATGATAGTTGAATTTTTCCTGTATCATAATTTATTGTTCCGGCATTCTGATTAACAACAACTTTCTCACCATTAGTCTTATAATAAAAAGTTCTTAGAATACCATTTCGAGCCTGAAGAACTGGTATACCAGTAGCTTCGCTACCTTCTCCGGTAATACTAATAGTTGCTCTACTGTAGTTTATACCACTATTGGTTACCGTGATTGATTTAACACGACCATCACCAGTGATATCTGCAACCGCAGTCGCTCCTGTTCCGTCTCCAGTAATAGTTACTGTTGGAACTGAATAATAACCAGAACCAGCATTTGTTATTTTTATTAAATCAATACCTGTAAACGAGTTCGGAACTTCTTCAATGAAGACGTTTCTGAAAACGGATGCACTGTCTACGACGGTGTATGATGGAAAAGAATATACTTTTTCAATGAAGTCACCCTTTTTGAGAGCGGCATTAAAGTTAATGGTGTAATTCTTAGTCTGATTGAGTGTTAATGGTAATCTCTTTTGCAAGTAAACAACAATATCAGAACCTGTGATTGATCTTTCAGCGTTCTCAATATAATATTGTAACTTTGATTTCTTAAAGGTTGACTTGAACTTTGCCAACTCATCATCGTTGTATTTCTTGATTGCGTTATTGACAACTGTTCTGATTTCTCCCGCAGTTAAAGATGTTAACGAAGGATTATAAGTTACTCTTCCCTGCACCATTAGAAACACATAATCGGGATCAACAATCTCAGGAAGAATTGTCAATACATTACGCTTCTCAACTAAGTCATTTTTAATTCTTTCTTTCTCTAGATTGGAAAGAACATAATAACCACGAGTCTTTAATGACATATATACTTTGCCATAGACCACAGGATCATTGTCTTCTCCACCCCAGATTGAAACGGAGTCAATGTTGTTATAGTCTTTTGTGATTAGACTTTCATAGTCAGGAACTGTAACTGCACGATTTTGTGCTGTGTAATAGTATGGCGCACGGAAACGAATGTTCTCGACAGTTTCTTTATCTGAACCACCATACGATGTTTCAACTGTATTGACTATGACACTATCTCTATATTCTGGACCACCAATTGGATCAATAAAAGTAAACTTTGAAATGTTATTTGATATAGATCCAACAGTGTCTAGATAAGTGGCAATGACAATGTTACCGTTCTTAGGTTTGTATCCTAGAACATCATCACCAAAGTAAATTGTATAGTTTAACTGATCGTCTTCTTCTAAGAAATAAACCTTAGAGTTAGCAGTAATTGTTGTTAGGTCTTCTGCAAGTGTATAACTGGTTGTGGTTGTGTTTGCAGCAGACTCTTGCACAGTAACAACAAGAGTATCAGTATCAACATTAGCAGATGGAATCTGAAATCTTCTGGATGTATTGTTTGCTGTTACAGCGAACTGCTGAGTAATAACCTCACCTTGCTTAATAAAGACATTAGAGAAGGTAAATGAACCTGCAGACTTATATGCTGTGTTGGAATTTAATGTGACGAATGTAAAGTTTACGCCATTCTTATCTTGACCTAATATTCTAGTGTATTTGTCAAGAGTAATGACATTGGTAACTTGATCTTCAGCAGTAGATGGTGTGACAATAATATTTACTTTAGACAAAGAACCGTGAGCGGAATCCGGAACATAGTTTATGTTCTTGGCATGTGAAAGGATATTATTTCTTACTTGTGCTGTATCTAGAAAAGACTCGTTGGCGGCCATATTTAAATAGTAAGAGTTGTAGTATGTGTTATATGCCAGAACATCTAGCAATACGGCCATACCAGAACCTTCAAAGTCATAGTCTGTAAAAGTAGACTGACTACGAAGAAACTCTTTAAGATTGTTTCTAATACCAAAGAAATCTAAATCTGCAACTTGAAGTGCTGTATTGGAAGTTGCCATAACTTATCTGATCCTTTCGAGGAATATGCTCGTTATTATAGGTTCTTCTCTGTTTTTAATAACGTATTGAAGATTGACACTAAAACCATTTCTATCTAAATCTGCTGATACTCTAACCACAACGTCTTTGACTCTTGGTTCAAACTTTGCTATGACACCCTTGATTTCATCTTCAAGATGATATGCTGTAAATGTATCTACATTTTCAAACAATAATTTTCTTACATTACTACCAATAAATGATCTAAAAGGTCTATCATAATAGTTTGTAAATACCAAATTTCTAATTGATCTTTTAACTGCTTCATTACCTGTCTTAGTCACAACATCGTTTGTTGTTGGGTGACGTAGAAAGTCTAGATCCAAATCTGAGTAGTCGGGTTTTCTATTTACAAATACTAGGCTAGCCATTGAAATTCCTTTTGAGTATTTATGCTAGATTATCAATAGATGATTTATCGGATGCAACTGCCTGTGGTGGTTTTGTTCCCTTTGAGTTGCCTTGTTTTTTCTGTGCTTCTTCACCTTGATCAGGATTAGATGTGCCACTGGCCATATAAATCATCTGACCAACATCTTTGTGATAGTTACCAGAGTCGGCCTTAACATGAATATCACCGCTCTGAGAATTAATACTAATATTACCATTCTTGGCAATGATGTTTGCTGCTTCTTGTGCAATCATATGCATTGCTCCAGACTCGGATAGAAATTTAATAGCATCTTTAATCTTTGCTTCAAATGTTCCATCTTTGGCAGCAAAGTGAAAGTTTCCCTTTTCAACATTACCAGTGATATCACCTTCATTAGCAAACAGATTAAGACCAGAACCACCGCCAAGATGCATTTGATCGCCATGTGATACTGCGGTAAAAGAATCCTTAGACGCCATCGCAACAGCACCCTGTGCATTCAATACAGAAGATCCTTCTAACTTTTTGGTTTCATTCTTTGCTTGTGTGTCGATGTTACCACGAACATTTCTGTTTAGATTTTCTGCTGTCAGGTTCATATCACCAGTGGCAGTCAGATTGTAATTGCCATGAACAGTTTTATTAAAATCTCCATAGACCATCAATGATCCGTCACCTTTAACAGTAAGATCATTTGCGCCTGTCACGGTTAATCTGTTCTGACCAAACACGAGATTATACATTGAGTTATGAGCAACAATCTGAATAGCACCATTTGGTTGAAACTGCATTGCTGATCCGCTTCTCGCCTGAAAGGTCATGCTTTCCCAACCTTCAGAATCGTCAACCACAATGTTGTGTCCTGATCTAGTATGCAATACCCATGCTTGATTTGGATATGTGCCTGCACCCTTTTCACGACGACTATCTTTAGGACCTTTCCACTTTTCTGGAGTCTTCTTTTTATCTTGTTCTAAGTTTTTATCAGACTTTCTAGTTGTCATCACTATTCCTATGTAAAGTTGGACGGATTAAGAGGATTACCCCCTTTTAGAGTGTCCTCAGCAAACTTCCAAAGTTTCTGAGCAGTATCACTTTGATTTAGTTTTTCAGTCATCTTCTTGGACTCTTTTTCATTGTTAGGTCCTAATCTTTTAAACATATCTTGCATGATGCCAGAAGACTTGCCAAACATATTGCCAATGCCACCTCCGCCTCCTCCACCGCCGCCACCACCAGCTGGCGAACCACCTGCACTTGGACTTGAAGATGGAGAAGAAAGACTTTGAGAAAAACTGTTTGATATATTAGCATTGGCATATTGAAGTGAAAATTCACCAGTCGCAGATATCGTTGTGTTGGCATTGCCCCATGGTGTTTCTGTTTCTATTACAACGTCAGGAATCTTTTCTAAACCAAATAGACTTTCATCATACTGCAATCTATGTAAAGCAACAAATAAATCTTCAAGTGTAGTTACTTGACTAAGAAGTTCCTCGGCATTTTTTAAATATGTTTCAGAGTGGACTCTATTAGATGTTGGAAAAGAAGCGACTGAAGATTCCGCATCACCTTGAACAAGAACAGACATGCTTCCCATAGCATCATACATTTCAGGACTTACATTTGTCTTAATGCGATCCATTGGTGTTTCTTGAAAACCAACAGAGAAGTTTCCTTGTCCTGCTGTAGCGCCTGCTCCTGCACCTGCGCCGCCACCAGCACCTCCTCCACCGCCCATGCCACCCATGAGACCTTGAAACATTCCACCAAGAGACATCATATCTCCGGGTATCATACCCATCATATCATTTGTTGGCAATGCGCTAAATTTTTGTTTAGCAGTCGGAACTTCTTTTAATTCTTGAAGTTTATAACCTGTTGTCTGTTGTTGAGCATTATGAGAACTGAGACCTTTAAGTAAAGAGTGCTTGTGCTTCTTTTTCTTCTCTTTGATTGCTTTAACCTTAACACCATCTTCTTCTGTTTCTTGAATGTCTGGTGGTATGTTGATGCCAGTTTCACGATCAAACAATTGTTGAAAGTATTGTGCTCCTAATAAATTTTGTCCACCACCTTGACCCTTGTCATAGTTAACAATATCATTAGCCTGTCCTAATATGATGCCCTGATTTTGTCCGGGCATCTTTAGAACATAAACTAAACTACCAGGATCCATGACACCAGGAAAAGAGAGTTGTGACATTGATGTGGGTGAATGCATCAATGGTGAAAATGCTAGATGCTCTTGCTTAACATTATTAGGATCATGAACACCTGGCAAGATTACTTTTTGATTAGATGATTTGTCAGAAGGATGATCACCTTTGTTAGCACCTTTGCCATTTGGATCTCCTCCAGAAGCAATAACACCTATTTGTATAAAGTCAAAAATACTAGAATTAATATTTCCCATATTAAACTTCTCCTTGACCAACAGTCTTAGAAACGCAATCTAATGTTGTGGTAGCAAAACCACCAAACTTAATAGTATGCATCATTGATGATATCAAATATTCTCCAGATCCATAAACTTTTGACTGATCAAATCTATTTTTCCAATCTAACTTTATGACCTTGCCAGCGTGTAGTTTAGGATCCCATGGCACGACTATTCTTAATGCAATCTTATCTTTTTCTAATAGACCCATTCTTGCCTGTCTTTTCAATAGATGCGATTCAACATCCAGATTACAACTATTTTGCTGCTGTGCGGTTGACTTATTAGATAGACCTTCTTTGTAGTTATGTGATCCCATACCACAATCACCTGAGAATCCACCACCACCCGAACTCATTCCCATAATCTGCTTAAAGACTTTATTGTAGAATGCACCACTATTTTTATCTTCTCCGTTTTCATCTATACCATTTAACAAATCAGAAAGATAATCATAGTCACATGGAAAAGAAAAACTTAACGCCACGTTCATTGTCTGATATCCGCCGCCAGAACCACCAGTGTCACCATATACGTATGTGGCAATAGCACTACCGTCTGTCATTGATTTTAGTGATTCGAAATGATGCACACCCTTGCCAGACTGTTCATTCAAGGTCATAAAATGAAGAAACGATGGATCATCTCCATCTAATGCTACTTGTGCTTGTTGTGCGATTACTTGAAATGGATGAATATTTTCTGCGATGTAATCTCTTGCAGGATCAGCATTTTTAACTTCCGTTTCGTCTGCTTCAAGACATTCGTTTAAAACGTTTTCTACTACCTGAGATGGTTGAGTGCATTTCCATGATCTACTAATAAGAGTCTGTGCATCTTTAAGAACAGTCTTATCAATCGCATGAAAGGTCATTTCTTCTGCATTGCTGACATTGACAGCAACAAAGTTACGTTGATCCAATCTGTAACATTGCTGATTGACTTTCATTCTATCTTTAGGCTGTCCGCTTTTGTCTCTTCTTATCAAAGTAAAAGTCATCTCTTTATTTTTAAGAGAATCAAAATTTTTTCCTGATGGTGTATAAAGATCGGATTGCAATGTGGCAGAGACTTGCACAGCAGGATTCAATAAACTCTCTACGATGTTCAACTCTCTGAGAGTCATATTATCTGGAAGACTTCCGCCAATGTCAAAGTTCTGAACTGATATAACACCAATCGGATCCTGAATATCAAACGTAATTGCCATTATCTAACTCTTCTAATATATGGCGGAGTAAATGATGTTAGATCGTCAAACTCTGTCATTATTTGCTCGTAATATTCTTTCTTAATAACTTTGATCAATCTTCTACTTTCATTTAGATCCATTTCATACTGATAGTTGGTGACTGCTTCACCTTTGATTGTTTCAGTGACAGTCTTGCCTTCTATATTATATGTTTCAACAGATTGTGTGAATGCCAAAGAACCGGGATCCATGCCATGAACTTCGTAATAGTTGTAAGGAACATCTAGATTATTGTCTGTTAGTTTTTCTTTATTAACAACATATCGTGTTTCTGTTATTATATCGTCAGGTTGTAGTTCTCTGGTAATCACCATATTGTAATGATGATATGTTATCTCTGAATTTTCAATTGATCCATACTTATTGATAATATACTTGTTGAATGCATCGTATCCAAGAGGCCATTCAAACTGTGGATCGATAATCTGATTTGCCAATAGTATCATCCAACCAGCACCAGCATCGTTGTAGACCTTCTCTGCAATGATTTCTGGTGTTTCGCTATCCTCTAACTCAATACCATAATATGACGATAGATTGTTTAATACTTCACTGATATACTTTACACGAAAGAATATGTTGGTGACCTTTTCATACTGTTTGTTAATAACAGCATTTCTAATGTCATAATCGACTTTAGGAAACTTACCAAAATATGAGTTATATACTACTGCCATCTATCTGCCTTATTGATTGAATACCCAGTCTTCTACTGGTAATTGAACTGCTAAATCATACTCACTTGGATATATTTCAATGAACTTTGATCTTACCTGACTGAATAGATATCTATGCACACAAGGCATTGCCAACTGTTCAACTTTTGAATTTGTCAATAACCTTTGATAATTAACTTGCATTATCGTCTTATCACTGATAACTGCTTCGCTTCGTGTCTGTAACAGTATTTCGAGCAATGCTGCTCTCTGTGCTGCACCTATGTAATGCAAATTCAAACCAAGAAATCCATTATTATATCTTTCTATAGGAACACAGAGCGGCAACTTGTCATACTTGGGCAGAGTATATCTACCTACTGGATTATATCTAAATAAATATAATCTTCCAATTACAGTAAATGCTCGTCCTCGTTCCTCATTAGACATAGCAAGTTTTCTGGCAGTTCTAGGATCCTTTGCAGCAGCGGCCTTTTCAAACAACCATTTCTGCATTTCTTCCGAGGTATATTTCTTTTTTTCTGCCATATTCCTATTTATTGTTCTTGTTGAACAGTTCTTTCTCGGTGATCAATTTAAACTCCCATCCTTTGCTCTGAGCATATCTGGAGGCAGCATCCCACTTGGCCTGATTGACGCCATATGTAAAGACTTCGTTGATATATCTTTTAGTCTTTCTACCAGGTGCTTTAGGTTCCATAGTCTGTGCTGCTGGTTTAACCTCTAATAGCATAACCTTGATAGATCCATCTGGTGCTTTTGCTTCAACATAGAAATCGACAAAGTATCGATGTATCTTATTATCTACTGGTGATTTGTATGGTATGACAATCTCTTCGGATGACCAAGCGATGACGTTGGAGTTTTCGTCTAGTGATTGCATAACTCTACGTTCCCAACCAGATCGATATACTATATTAGATGCGTCACCTCTATACTTGGCAGGAAATTTGGGTTTAAAAAATCCCTGTTTAAAATTAGTCGCCATGATATACCTCTACTAAATATATGTAGTCTATTCCTATAGAGGTAATAAATGGCAGATAGAACAGTTTTTCAGACAATTACAGGCGCACTAGATGTTATTGCAGCACCAGTAATTGCCGCTGCGGAAGCACTCGATCCTACAGGTGCAATTAAAGCAATTGAACAACAAGTATTTGGATCAAGATATCAATTTAAGTCTGCTTTTTTTCCTGAGGATCTAGGCGCAGAATATATGGGTCATTGGATGACCGTTAAACTTTTCGATTCAGCATACGGAACAGGCACAGGAGCTGTTGGTGCGGGTCCAGGAACCGCTGTATTTGGTGCAGCACTGTTTATGCCATCTGCAACAGGCGGTGGATCAACACCCATTTATACAGATACACATGAATATGCTGACGTTAAACTAACAAATATTGTTACTGATAAGTTTTTAGGTATAGCAGGTGTCAATGCTTTGGGTGTTGCTCGTCGTGCTATCAATCCTGGTGTCCAAGTTCTATACAGAAGCACCGCACTAAGAACATTTCAGTTCGGATTTTTATTTGCACCAAGATCAGAAAAAGAATCTCAGAACATGGAGGAGATTATCTTAAACATAAGAAAGTTTGCTGCTCCTGTCAATCAAGGAATCACACTCATAACTCCAGCAGAAGTGGAAATCAAGTTCTGGTTTAACGGACAAGAAAATCCTCACATTCCTAAACTTAAAAGATGTGTCATTGAAGCAATAGAAACAAACTATTCACCTCAAGGAGAATGGTCTACGTTCACAAATGGATATCCTGTATCTTGTCTATTTACTTTTAAAGTCAGAGAAATGGAAATTATTTTCCGTGATGACATAACTCCTGGTGGTTACTAATGGCATCTTTTAACATTTCAAACCCTCCATCTAATCTGACTATGCTAGACTTTAACAGCAAGATTAACAGTCTTGGTGCAGTAGCAAAACAGTGTCGTTTCATGGTTAGAATCAGTCCTTCTAATCCAAATAATCTAATGGCTCAATTAGGTTATAATCAACTATTTGGAGAACTGTCATATCTATGCGAGTCAACAGAATTACCAGGTAGAGGTTCAGAGATATCAGAAACAAGATATTATGGACCTCCAATCATGTTTCCATATAATACGAAATACTCAAATGAAATCTCTATGTCATTTATTTGTAGAGGTGAATCATTTGAAAGACAGTTGTTTGATGATTGGATCGGTGTCATCAACCCTATCAATAACTTCAATTTTAACTATCCAGAAAGATACTATTGCACGGTCGATGTGTTTCAGTTATCAGAAGCACCTAAGAATGCTGTCGGCGCAACGGCACCTAAAGCAGTTTATCAATGGTCATTACAAAAAGCATGGCCGGCACAAGTTAATCCACAACCAGTAACATGGGCTGACAATGAAGTATTAAGATTATCAGTTACGTTTGTTTATCAGTATTGGACTAGACCTGGTAGAGATGCAACACCAGGTGGACCACCAACAAGTTTATCAGGATTATAACAGTGGAGATTTAAAATATGCCTTTGCCAGTTGAAACGGTAGAAAGACCTCTACCAAAAATTGATGTGCCAGTTTATACAGTAAAGATACCATCAAGCGGAAAGACTATCAAGGTCAGACCATTTACAGTGAAAGAAGAAAAGTTATTGTTTATGGCTGCCGAGTCAAACAATCTTGAAGATATTATCACTACAAGTAAGCAAGTATTGAATAACTGTATTGTTAATGGTGACATAGACTTAGACAAGATGCCATTCTTTGACATAGACTTTTTGTTTATCTTTCTTCGTGCCAAGTCTGTCGGAGAATCGGTTGAAGTAAATCTAACGTGTAACAATACACTAGAAGATGGAAATAGATGTGGTCATACATTTCCCACACAGATGGACATTGCAAAATGCGAAGTAGTAAAAGATGACAGTATAAGCAATGACATAAAGTTTGACAAGTATAGCGGTGTTAAAATGAAATATCCGAACTATGCTTTAGTCAAAAAACTAGATGAAGCATCTGAGATAGACAAGAAAACGACGATCATTATTAACTCTATTGAACACATATATGATAAGAAGGGCGTCTACTCATCCAAAGATTATTCATCAAAAGAACTAAAAGACTTTGTTGAAGGACTTACAGAAGAAAACTATAAGAAGATGGAATCATTTGTCGATAACTTTCCAACCTTCGTTGTTAAACTTGAAGCAGACTGTCCTAAATGTGGATTTCATCATGTCGTGAGGTATTCAGATTTCTTAGATTTTTTTTACTGATTCTGGGACATGATAAACTTGGCAATGTCTTTAAAACAAACTTTTCGCTAATGCAGCATCATCATTGGAGTATTAGCGAACTTGAAAACATGATGCCCTGGGAAAGATATATCTATATTGATTTGCTTGAAGCATTCTTGATAGAACAAGAAAAACTCGCAAAGCAAAGAGAACAAGAGATGAAATCACAAATTAAACAGGCACAGAGAAGAAGACAATAATGCCATTTAGTCAAGCAAGAAAAACAAACTTCAATGCTCTAAGAAATTTAAATCTGGAACAGAGAATAGAGGCTATTAGTGATCCTAGAATGGGCCAGTTTCTGATCTCTATGCTGTCTCCTACACAAGCAGCGGAGTTATTTCCAAAGTATTATATTGAACGCAATCAGAACATTAGTGGATTTCTGAAAGCAATACCATCTTCATTAAGTGCTGCAAAACAAAAAGAATATGAACAACAGTTAGAGAATACTGCATCTGGTGAGTCCGCCGGCGCAAACTATAATGCTGGTGGATATCGTAAGAAGTGGCAAGAAAATGTAGATGCTCAAAGAGTGACCGTTAGCAAAAAGGGCGTCACGCCTCCTCCACAATTATCTCCAGAACAAAAGGCTGCCTTTGATGCATTGAAGGCCGGCGACATTGATATTAACGATGACAGAATGAAGTGGTTAAAGAATGCGCCGAAAGAAGTTCTTAAAGAGGTTGGCATCAGCACTGTAAAAGATGATAAAGGTAATGAGAAATTTCATTATACCGCTCCTCAGGTTAGTGAAGAAGAAGCAAGAAAAAGTATGATATCTAAACCCGGGGAGGACTCAGCGAGAAAATCTGCGGAATCATATTTGGGAAGACAGATGAGTGATCATGAATGGTCATTACTTCTATCGACAACGAAAGCAGAAGCGACAAGTCACAAGGGTGAAACTGCCATGGTTATGGCTACAATTTTAAATAGAGCAAGAAGTGGAAATTGGGGAGGACATAGTATAGAAGAAGTTGTGTCCGCCAAAAACCAATTTTCATCTTGGATGAATGGCACGGCAAGACAAGAACCTACAGAAAAAAGAAAACTGTCTATGTATGAGTCTGCTACAATGCTTTCAGGTATTTCTCATAGACAAACAGAATTTGCTTCAGCAAGTGTTGCCGCATATAATACATCAACCGACGGAGGTGGTGGAGAAAGAAAAATTCGTGAAAGATTGGCTAGAGGTTTCACTCAAGTTGGCGGTCAGATATTTAATGCAGCATCAGAATCAACAATAAAATCAAATGTAGTTTCTCCAGATCCTATCACCCAAAACTACACACCTCAGCAAATTGCTGCTAGACAACAGCAAATGCAGGTTGAAGCAGAAGCAGGTCGTTTAGGTAAACTTGCCGGGATTACTCAACCAGACGGTCCTGTGAATGCGGCTGGTCCTGTTAAATATGACGGTGCTATGCCAAATGTTAAAGTTGACTATGAAAAATCGATGAGTAGATGCGGCATCGGTGTTCGACATATCGCTGAACAGATGTATGGTAGTAAATATTTCCAAGGAGGTTTAGGTGGTCCGGCATCTACACTTTCTAAAGGAAATTCTTATCTTTCCAATTCT